GTCAGGACTCCGCTTTCTGATAGCCGTAAAGGGATGATTAACGCACGTATAAAATCTTATGGCAAAAAGACGTTTGCCGACATGATTCATAGGGCATATCAAAGCGATTTCTTGAAAGGGCAGAACAAAAAAGGCTGGCGAGCTTCTTTCGATTGGCTTATCAAACCGACGAACTTTGAGAAAGTAATATCAGGTAATTATGACAATAAAAGTAACACGATTAAAAATGCCGATAATCCAAAACACTACGGAGAGCCTTAAGATCGATCTCGATCCGTACAAACGGTGGTTCCTGCATGTTGCCGGGCAGGTGACAAAGGGAACATTCCGCATAGATGAACGCAACAGGGATTTGGTGAACGACTTATTCCTGTACTTCCACCTCCAAGAAGGGCGGTTTGACAGAAGAAAGGGCATCTGGCTGGAAGGTCCTGTAGGCACGGGCAAAAGCACATTGATGCAAGTGTTCAGCCAGTATTTCAAGAGCCTTAGGATGGGCTTCAGGGTTTATATATGCAGCCAGGTGACAACGGATTACTCGCTGACAGGTGATCTTAGCCGATATCTGGATAACGCAGGATGGTCATCATCCGGACCGGTACCGATGTGTTTTGACGAACTTGGCAGAGAGCCTATTCCAACCAAGTACTACGGCACGGAACTGAACGTCATGCAGCATATACTGCACATCCGATACAGCTATTGGCAGGCTACCGGATTAAAAACTTTTGTCACAACCAATGCCGACGGGGATGAAATAGAACGCCTGTATGGCGATTTTATCCGGGACAGAAGGAAGGAAATGTTTAATATCATTCCCGTGACAGGGGATAGCAGAAGGTAAACAAAAAGGGATGCCTGCACATCCCTTGAAAACAAGATGGACTATTTCTTGTCGTCTACCAAAAAAGAGAAATATCGCGACGTTTTAGGGTAAATTCTTTTACCGTTTTTCACGATATAGCGGCAGAAAATACGCGTCTTGCCTTCTTGCGATTCAACAGTCATTCAACACACCTCCTTTCCGCTTTACCCGACTGCTGTAACAGACGGGCTACAAGTCGCATCCTGTAAAATGCGACAAAAAAAAGCCCAAAGCTACAGGACAATGGGCTTTTAAGTCTTTTCTCAAGGAGATCGGACTGAGGACGGCGAATTACAGTTCACCGAAAGGAAGCGTTAGAACTTCTGTTGAATCGTATTGCAAATATAAGTGTTTGAGCTATGCAATGCCTTTTTGTTTACATAGTTTATATTTATTTCACAACGCAAATAAATGAACCAATCATGAAAATCAATGTATTCAGGACCCAATGCAAGATCGGATCAAAAGTCTTGTACAAGGGAAAAGTAAGAGTTATTGCGGACATAGACCGGAGGACGAACAGCATCTCGTTTTCCGGCTACAGATGGATAAGATGCACAGAAGCGAAGCTACTGCCATGAAACAATACAACAGTTGGGATGAAATAGACAAGGACACCGGCGGTCTTGTTACGAGTCTGACATATATCGTCCTATTCGTCAATGACCAAGTGTATAACTTCGAGATGCAGCTTTCCGATCACATCAAGGGATGCGGACTTTATCGCCAAAAGGTCAAAATGCTGGTCAACAGCATGGACCGCCAAATGGCCGCATACAACAGGAGAATATGCAGAACCGCAGGTGTAAACGCGGAAGCCATGGCCCTCATTACGCAGAGCATGGAGGATGATATCAAGCCTCATATAGATCGCTATGGATTTACCGTCAGCCAGGCATTGCATAATGCCGGATGCCATGAAGATTTGAATAAAGCTCTTTCCATTTGCTCTACGGTGGACATGTTATGCCAGACATCCCAAATTACCATCCGGGATTTCTTTACCGCCATAAGCAAATATGCCCCACTGGCTTACAATCCCCTTCGGTATCTCACCATGGATAAGATGCTGCACTTTGCAAGGGAACTTACAGAGGTACTTACCCCCAAAGAGATACATGTGAATTTGAATGAGTTGCCAGAAATTGCAAACGCTTTTCAGGCCATAGCAAACAATATGCTTAGGGCGGAAGTATTTGAAAAAGCGTTTGAATCATGCGAAAAATGACAAAAAAAGATGAAATATGAAAGATTGGATAGAAGAAGAAATAAAGCGCCTCGAAAAGGAGCGCGACAGGAATTTGGCAATACACTGTGACTATGTGGCCGCTAAATATCAAAGGATGATTGATAAGATTAAGATCAAGAAAGAAGATAAAAATTAAAAAAATATGAGCGGAAAAAGATATTTCATAGTGTCATACAATTTTGGCAATGGCAAAGTACATGGTTCTGGGCAAACCACTTTTGTGGCGGATGGATGCTACCTGAACAGACAGATAGCAATAGAGCAGATAGCATCTACACTTGAATGTGAAAATGCTGAGATTGTAATTTTGAATATTATTGAATTGCCTGAATCTGATTATAATGTTTGGAGTGACCAAAAAACAAACTAAAAAAAATGTGAGTCATGGACAAGAAGAGATTGGAAGCTCATATGAATGATGGGAAAACAGAATACGTGATGTGCGCAGCAATTCATGTGGATGATGGAGAATCTTATTCGTATCAGCCATACAATATTGATACTGGCATTGTGCTATGTGGGTGGAGACATCCTGGAATATTCCAACAGGCAGCACTTTTAAAAATGCCAGATAGCAGTAAAGCGATACAAGGATTTCTTACTACTAAGAATAGATTTTTAACCAGAAAAGAAGCTTATGCGCTGGTTAAAGAAACAGGACAATTAAAGCAGCCTCTTATAGGTGGTATGTTAACTTCAGAGGATTTGTGGTAACAAATTACTAAATAATTATGAGTGATTTATACTTCAACGATAAACGCTTTGTCGGCTACAGTAAGATTAGTGATGTATTTTTTCTGCTTCCGGCAATAATGTGGTACATGGAGCGAGAAAGGATTAAAGATGCAGACTCGCTCGTGATATGTGTGCATTGGCTTTGTTTTCAGTGCGGGTTATTTATTAGGTGTAAAAGAAAAATTAAAATAGGTTATGAGAAAGATAATAGCAATTAGTAGATGCCATTCCATAGGTGGGGGAATAATGAAAAAGTGTAGAATTATAACTATATGTAATAAGTGGAACATCTTTATTAGCCGGTCTCCGCAGTATTTTAAAATAGCAAGAGTATGTGATAACTACTTCTGCCAATGGAATTGTAACGCCCCATTTTAGTTCATTTCACGAAAAATATTAATTTAACAAAAGAAAAAATGGAAAGAGATGATATTGAAAAAGCAGCAACCCAACATGCTAATATGATAGGTTGGGATCATGATCCGGAGGAAACAAGAGGACTGTTTGCCTATTCATTCGAGAAAGGTGCAGAATGGCGCATCAACTCGGTGTGGCACAAACCATGTGACATAGCTGAACCGGGAAAGGATTGTTTGGTTGAACACATGGATGGAGACGGAAATGTCTGCATTTGTATTGATTGGCGTTCTGAATATGAATGGGTAAAAGCTTGCCATTACGACAAGATTTTGCGTTGGGCATACATCGATGATTTATTACCTAATTAGGAGGACTGATAATGGCTAAATATAGATACGGACTATATGAAAACTTCTTCGGTGATCAGTGGTATCAAGTGCAGGTTAAACGATTGGGCATTTGGTGGGACGATGAATCATTTTCTACGGAAAAAGGTATGATGAAATACGTCGAACAATTAAGAAAGCAAGGACATATTTTAATAGAAGCTTAATTATGCGTGAAATAAAATTCAGAGGGAAAAGCACTACTTACAAAAAGTGGAAATACGGTACTCCTGTAAATTTAGAACAAGGTACAATAATCATAGAAGAAAGAGGTGTATTTAATGACGGTTCTGCATCACCTTTCTTTTCAAAATGGGATTTTGTTATGTCTGACTCTATTGGTCAGTACACAGGCTTAAAAGACAAAAATGAAAAGGAGATTTACGAAGGAGACTTGATAAAAGCACCAAGCGGACGTATTTATTCCGTTATATTCTCAACATGGAAGCATGAAGAGAAAAGAAAGTTTCCAAAAGTAATTGACTTATACGAACATACAGGATGGTGCATATCCTTAGATGGAGTTAATCCGTACGATTTATTAGATTCAGAGATATGCCAAGGGTGTATTATTGGGAATGTTTTTGATAATCCTGAATTTCTGAAAGGATAACTTGTAACTTCTCAAAAAAAATATCGGACACTTTATGCAGAAGAGACTAAACTAATGCCTGAACAAGTCTTGACTTGGCTATTACAGTACATCTGCTTGATAGTCTACTTGCCGATATAGCCTCATAGCAGGCACATCAGCCTCCTTAGCCGGCACACCTTCTCGTTGAAGTTGACCGGCTCAAAGTCAAGGGAGTCAACCAGGCGGTCAATCTCGCGTCTGGCTGACTCCCTTTTTAATTTTCTTATTTCTTTTTTATTCGCTTTACGCATAGCTTTTCCCGTTTATGTTTGCGGCAATCGCATATAAACAACTGCACATCCTCGTACAACATCCTACCTAAATAACCGGCCAAATACGCCACTTCTTCACCTCCTATAGGCATTTTAAATGCCGTAGCTATATGATCCTCCAAATGGCGGCATTCGTGCTTTAGGGAGTTAAAAAACTCTTCCGGGGACGAAGTCTTGCTTATGACCATTACAGATTTCCGTAGCTTGTAATTGGAGTACGTGACACCGGTATCAAGTTCGCATGACACCAAATTATTGTAAGCCTCTCTTGCCTTGTCTTTCGGACAATCTATTGATTTCAACAAACCTATGATCTCTTCCGTATAATAGCAGGTGACACGATAAAATATATGCACCTGCCAATCGTACTTCTTTATGTATAGGTCTCTTCTTATCATATTTACATCATTTCATCCCAAATAATAGGCGTTCCAGAACCGATGCAATCAGCGTAGAAACGAGTAAATACAATACCATCGTAAGCATCCGGATCGTCGCAAACGTTCTTCACGTATAAAGCAGCATATTGATCGTGGGGAACGGAGGAACCAAGAAAATCAGCCTTGCACATATTGGCAACATACACATAGTCATAGCCGCCTTTCTTCTTTACATCGACGTTATATTTTTTAAGCATTTCGTCGATCTGCTCTTTTGTCCAGGGCTGTACCTTTATTTTCTTGCCAGTTCCATCTTCTTTTTCCATCATAGAAATAGCCCAATCACACATAGCCTTAGAAAAATGCCAGCCATATGCGCTTAAATAAGCTTTCATCCCCGAAGGAAAATCATCGTACATATCTAATCTCATATCTTTACTTTTTAAGAAGGGGCACAATGTCCCCTTCTGATTTAACGTCTGCGTCTGCGGTATTCCCCGGCATACCGTCCGGTTCCTCTCACGCCGCGCCTTTCACCGAAACCTTCTCCACCGCGTCTCCACATATCGCGGAATTCATCGTCGTCGTCATCGTCATCGTCTCGGAATCCCATACCGCCTTCCATTGCTTTTCTCTTGCCTTCCTTGCAACCAAGTTTATAGGCTTCTTCTATCGCTTCCATCAAGTCTTCGTCTTCATAAGCATCGAACTCTCTGAAAAGCTCTTCAAGTTTTCTATTTGATCCCATAATTATTATTTTTTAGTTGTTTCCTTAACTCCAAGCTGTTGCATCAATTGCTTGTTTAGCTCCATAAGTTCAGACATGTTCTTGCTCATATCAGACATCTGGGCCTTAAGGGTGTTGATTTCCTGTTCTTGACGTTGCTTTTCTGCAAATTCAGGATTGATCATTGTCAACATCTCATCGCAGGATGCTATCACGCTGAGGTCATAGTCCCGACTGTTAACCCTATCCAATCTTTTTTGTTTTATCATGGATATTTCATTATTCATCGCATCGCGGGAACATGAGACAACAAGATTCCCGTTTTGCCCAAAGTCGGCTATATCACTACCGGAGGGAAGATTCTGAAACGTCGTGTTCTGACCATTAATATTAGCCACGACATCTACGACCATCTCCATCTGAGGTATCTGCCCCATGGGAGCGGGCATAGGATATTTAGGCTTGGGTGCAGAAACGCTTACCACAGAACCAATCTCTATGAAATGTTTGGCTTCCTTATGAAGAATATACAACTGATTATTTACTCGAAGATTCTGAAACATGATTGTTTGATTTTAAAGGAGTGTGGTTATTGCAATTTTTACAACAACCACAGAACTCCATGTTAATTACTACTTGCTTCGCAAAGAAGCCGTTTCTGCTGTAGGAGACGGAGTCGTTGTCGGTCTATATCCACCATTAACAAGATACAATTCGTTCGTGTATTTGTTGTAATGGATCTCATAGATACCCGGACCGGCAAGGTTCTCTACTCGCACAGGCACATCGCCGTAAGCCATCAACGGTCTCGTGTCCCCGTTCGTCCCTATCAGAATGGGCAGTGTTGCTGTTGTTCCAGCCGGGATAGCTTGACGGAGATTGACATAGAAACCGCCTACATAATCCCGGTTACGAAACGCATGGTTCGGAAGCTCTAATGTCACGTTCTCCGTCCCTACCGTCACAGCCACCGTTGGCAAGGTGTTAAAGTTTGCCCTGCCAAGTGAAGGGAACGGAAAAGGAAATCCTGTAAAAAAGTTAGGCCACATAATTACCTCCTTTCTTACCCGGATCAACCCCAGTAGTTATTGCAACCACATCCGTAACCGCCGCGTCCATAAGCCGCGTCACCGGCATAAGCACCGAAAGCGGCCGCACGATAGGTTTCCGGGTTATACACCTGCAACTGTGGATAAGGAACGGATACCGTTGGAGGCATCTTGCACTTGATACCGTCTACATCACTTTGCAATGCCTGCAAGCCGGCTACCAACGGCGCGATCTGCTGACCGAAGTTGCTCAAGATTGTCGCATTCTGATTACGCTGAGAGATTTCCCCCTCCAAAACTGCAATTCTTGCATCCCTTGCAGCAAGGGCTTCCTGCTGACGGCGTGCCTCTGCGGCATCCATCTTGGCTACAATAGCCTGGAATCCTTCACGGTAAGCGTCCGACAAAGAACGAGTATTCCCTTCCATTGTACGTGTAAGCGTATTCATGTTTTCGCAACTCGCTAAGCGACTTTCATACCCCTGTCGTTCAATCGCAGTCTGCGTTTTGCAGCAACAATCGGCTAATTGAGCAGAGATAGATTGATTGCCCTGCATAATTGCAGTAATGATACTGTTGGTATTCTGTCCCATCTGATTGCCTAAACCGCATATTGCCTGAGATACAGAGTTAATACCAGCAAGGATTTGGTCTGAAGATAAATTCAACGCCTGGGCAAGTGATGCGATGTCCACACCGTTGCGATTAAGCATTTGCATAATCATGTCTCTTCCTTCATTGGCACCCTGATTGTTGTTTCCTCCAAAACCGAAGTTGCCGTTGCCAAAGATGGCAGCAATCACAATCAACGCAATAATGTCCTGAAAACCGCCGTTGTTCCCGAAGAAACCACCGTTACCGCCTCCACCGTTCATTAATCCCATGAGGTAACCTGTGTCAATACCCCTGTTCTGCAAAGACGGAAGGATTGATGCAAGTAAGCCGTTACTCGTTCCACCTGCCCCGTCTTGATTAAATACATAAGTTTTTTCCATTGTATTTTAAATCTTAGTTACGGTCAATATCAACCGCATCGCAAATGTCGCAAAACAGTAATTGTATTGAATGGTAGAATGTTGTAGGATTGTTGTAAAGTTGTTGTTAAACTGTCTGATTTTTTTACTTGTTCCCTTATCTTTTCTGTATTAGCCTCCTATAAAAACTATGCAATGTTTCTTCATAACAAATATGTTATCTTAATTTACAAACACCTTAATGGCATATCAAGCGACTCACGTATATTCCTAACTATAACCTTTAGCAGATAATTTCTGCGTATTCTGTCAGGGTAGATATTTTTCAACTTGTTGATCGATTGCTGCGTAAATCCGGTAAATGACGATATTTGAGATTCACTGAATTTATATTCAGATAGTATAACAACCATGATACCGCGTGAATCAACAATATCACTTCGTTTACACTTTGACAGTATCAGGTCTTCTGATACTTCTGTCTCTTTAGAGACAATTCTTAATATTTTGGCAAAGATTTCAGATTTACACATAATGTTTGAATTTTAGTTATATCTTTGCCTTTGCTACATAAAACTTATCGCACATAATGCAACAAAAGCATAGACATTCATGTTGAAGATATTAAGTCCCCAACGTGCGAGTGTCTATGCTTGTGTATCAGTTTTATGTAGCAGTTAAACGTGATACGTTGGGGGCTTTTATTTTACTTCCCAGCCCCATAGGAAGAGACTATGAACAAAAGTCTACTGCTTCAGTTTGTAAACCATCCGGCCAACAACGATCAGTATTATGACAATGACAGCCGCCATCGCCCAGCCGCCTACTTCTATCTTCATCCGTTGCCAGACTGTCAGCCTCTTTTCGATTTCAACCGGGTATGGTACTCGGATAGTATCTGTTCGGTTTATATATAGCGTGTCTACCCTGTCCTTGTACTTATAGATGTACCTGTACCGATATTCGGCAACGGTATCGCCTCTTTGAATTACAGAGACCGAATCATGTATAAGCACGCTATCGATCCGGGCCGAGTTAAAGAACACGCTATCAATTCTGACCGTTTCAACCGGGACATAACGGACTTGCGTACGGCAAGATGTAAGCATACAGATCAGTGCTATTATCAATAACCCGATCAAACCACCTAATAATTCGTCTTTGTCTCTTTCGTCCATCATAACAAGCTCCATCCGTCAATCACATCTGGCATATCAGCCTCTACCCCATTCTCCACACGGCTCATACCTGCCACAATACGGATCATCTGCTCACGGTCATTTACATTGATCGGATCGTCGGCCGGGATTCCGGCATAATCAGATACAGCCATAATGTAGGCTTCCGTATGGTTATTATCCTCCGGTGGGGCCCAACGGGTAATCAGCTTACGGATAGTGTCGAGCTTGTAATTTTTGAAGTAGTTAGATAATATTTTAAACATAGCCCGGTATCCGTAAGCCATTGTTGTAAATTGCTTAAACGACTTATCCTCACTGGGCCTTACTTCTCCTTGGAACAAGTCGTTATTAATCCGAATATTACCAGGATTGTTATTTCTAAGTCCTCTTGCTGTCATAATATATTACTCCATTATCTAAATTAAACTTGTCTAAAACTCACTGGGTGGCTCTCGATCTGGACATCCATGTTTATTACATTTCCGAAAATCAAGAGCACTATTCCTAATTATCAATTCCGTATTCTTTTCAGTTAGCTCACGGATACGCTGACGCAATTCTTCTATTTTTGCATACAAAGTATCTATTTTAGTATCCAGTTCACCCACTCTTTTTTCCTTTTTCTCGTATAATTCTTTCCATTCATCAGCATACTGAGTAATGTTATCCGCTTCTGCTTTTTTAGCTTCTGCGGCAGCCTTACGTTTTCGAGATTCATAAAACATGAATGCTCCAATTAACGGCAGGCCTGCTGCGCTGATAAATGATCCTATCAACTGGACTATTTCTTGCATTTCCATCATTTAAAGTAAAAATAATATGCCTAAATAAGTGGATAATAAGGCTGCTATCTCAATCCAGAACATCGGCTTGCTCTGGTAGAACTTATACCAAAATGTGCCCTCTTTTTCTTTGGCAATGCTTAATGCAGTATACCCTACATAGGCAAGCCATACTAACAACATTGGCCAGAGGTTCAATGCCACCCAAAGTTGCGATCCGGCAATACAGATGATTGCTCCAGCAGAATGTATCTTGCTCTCATAATCATCTTTGAAATTGGGAGCTGAACCAACAAAGAACATGCCAGCACAGGACAGAAATGCAACCCATTCCGTGTTTGGTTTACTTACCTCCAATATTGCAGGCATCAATAAACCGGCAGTCAGCCACATTGTTGCCATAAACCACAATTTATGCTCCAGGTAGTAATAGGTTGCACTTATGGAATAAGGTACACCCTTAGTCTTTACACACACGGCAGCCGTGTAGGCCGCAATAACAAGCATTGAAATAATCGTCAAAATAGTTATCATACCAATCTTACATTTATGTTAATCAATTCTTTCAAATGGGCATATACCGGATTAATCGTACCATAAAAGCAGTAATATTTCTTCCTTACACCGTCTTCCATTTCCGTGTAATACTTTTCCTGTTCAAGCGTCATGCCTGGCGCATAGAGTTTGGGATCGTATTCAGTGCCTTTGTGATTTTCGTCCATGCGCTCATAAAGAGCAGCCGTATCTACCGAAGGAGGATATATTTCGAGAACCGGATTTATCGGTTGCCGGACTTTCCATAACCAGTCATCGTTAATTACCCGGTTGCCGGTATCCAACTTCCCGTTAATAAATTCTTTCCATTCCGCATGTGCGTATTTGGTACTAATCGCTTCATCATCCGTCAGCGACATTGCAGACACGGATTTACGGGTGATACGGGATAACTGCTTCTCGGAATCGTGCGACTCTGTGTAGTTTACGGCTTCCTGTAATTCGGCTGTTGTTCTATGGATTACATCGGGATACCCCGTCACCTCAATCGCTTCTACATCTTCCACTGTCTCGGCAGCTTCAATATCAGAGAGTAACTTTTCTGATAGACCTATACAGATATCATTATAGTCTGCCCTCTCATTGAGAGCTTCCAATAACAGATCTGATTTATACGATTTCCCGTTTACTTCAACCGTATCTTTTCGGGCACACTGGTCTTTTAGAGACAAACGGTCGTATGTATATACATCGTTGTCCTCTATGTAATAGTGCCGGTAGTCGGTGTTGTAGACTTCCTGACGCTTCAAGTCTTTTGCAGTTTGAAGTTTTTCTTCCGGTGTCGGTTCGGGAATAGGCGTCAATTGCATATTGAACATTTCTTCTACAGATGCACCTTTGTTTGCCTCTTTAAAGGCAATCTGTTCTTCTGTCAGCAAAACGTACTTTCCTGCAACATAATCCTCCCATGTCGTGCCGACCTCGTAGTTAACAGTATCGAGTTCTTCCGGCATTGTGACATATATGTTTGCTGCGTCTTTTTGTATGTATATATATTTACTCATATCACTTATATTTGTTTTTATTCTTCGTAAGCCCAGTATCGGATCAGGACAGTGCCATCACCGCCGTTACCTTTTGATCCACCACCACCACCATAACCACCGCCACCATTTACTCCGCTTCCTTTACCTTCTGTATAGTCAGATACTCCTGCTTTTCCATATGTTTCAACACCGCCACCTCCACCACCAGCAGCATTCCGTTTACCTGAAGATTCCCCAAAATCTCGAGTCGTATGACCTTGTCCTCTACCTCCTTCATGAGCACTGCCTCTTGATCCATTACCACCATCCGAACCGCCATTACCTCCTATAGAACCGCCTCCACCGCTACCTGAACCGCCATCTGAATGCCATGGACTATTTTCGTATCCATACATACTCCCTCCATAAGCTCTATAATTCGAGTTTAGAAATTGCGAGTATCCACCATCATTAGGTGGAGTACTATTAGAACTTCTACTACTTCCTTTGCCAACTATTATTAAAATTAACTGACCCGGTATAACAGGGATAGCATCACCATCTCTATATCCGGATGTATCTTTTTTAAAGGTTTTTGTATATCCTCCAGCTCCTCCTGTATCTGTATATCCTCCATTGCCTCCGCACCCACCACCGACAAGAAACACATCGACCTCCGTACATCCAGGTGGAACCGTCCATGTGTAATTTCCTGCCGGATAAAACCGCTTCTGAAAGAATACTAACTTCTTACTTCCTATCGTCCTTCTTCTCAACATATCAATCTTTCTCTTTAACGGTTATTGAATACATGACACCACTCGTAGCGATCTTCAAAATGGACATCTCGAAAGGCACGCCGGAAGTAGTGGTAATAGAACTACCGGACATTGATCTAAAACTGCCAGTAGTAGGGATGGGCTGCGTAAAAGAAGCGGTAGGATTACAATCAAGATATATCTCTTCGCCTACATTCAATGCCCTTGCAGACTCATTTATCGACAGGTTTGAAGCGGAGGATAGGGTAGCCTTAACCAACCTCTTGCTTGTCGGTATATTCACAAGAGTGGTGACAGCATTACTCCCTGTGCCGAAATTTACTATATCATCCACCCTCTTCTTGTCCTCCGCCGACATATACCCCGCTGTGGCGGAGGTGGCGGTAGGGGGAGTGAGGTATTCACCGTTGTCGGAGAGGTATTTTGTACCGGAGCCAGTATTTTGTAAACTTTGTCGATTAGATACCAAAGTATAGGTCTTGTCACTCTTATTAATAATTATGGCTATTATTGTCAACCATATAGAACGATCACTGGGGTCTACCGCTAAAATATTTGTTGTAATACCATATATTTCAGTAGAATTATTAATTGTTATCGGGCCAAATCCATCAGGGTTAGTCTCAATTCTTGCTGTTGTTATTCCTTTATTTACTGCATCAACTACCTTTTGATAATTTTCATCTGACAATGTACCATTCTCCTCTGGGAATAAAGTTGCAACATCCAGATACTGATTGCTCGCCACTATCTCCGACCACGCCCCATTGTTACGCCCGTAGGTTTTTCCGTCCTTTGGAGCATCTACCGTAATAGCCGCATCTTCTCCTGCTGGGCCTTGCGGACCTTCTGGACCTCGATCTCCTTTATCACCTTTCGGGCCCTGTTCTCCCGTAGGACCTTGAGGGCCAGGATCGCCTTGAATACCCTGCAAACCTTGAGGACCTATATCACCTCTTTCACCTTGAGGTCCTTGAGGACCGGTATCACCTTTGTCACCTTTTGGACCCTGAGCACCTTGAAGCGGACCATTGTTTTTCCACACAGAATTGATTGCATCATAAATATAAATGTCGCACGGAGCACCTGTACCAACTCCATAAGCATCACCAGCTTGTGGGGAAACTATTGCAGACTCTAATTCTTCCTGCGTGCTAAAATATCCAAGTACCTTAAAACCACTTCCCGTATCTCCTTTATCGCCTTTTACTCCCTGCTCGCCTTTAGGCCCAATAGGGCCTTGCGGACCTGTTTCGCCAATAGGTCCCTGTGGGCCTGTTTCTCCTTGAATCCCTTGTTCTCCTCTAAGACCTTGCGGACCAATATCACCCTTTTCACCCTTCAATTCTGCCTTATCTTCTTCCGTCAAATCAGAAAAATGCAATTTCAGCTCGTCTTTCTGTTCCGATGTCAGATCGGAAAACTTCAACTTCAAATCATCGTAAGGGACAAGTACACGATAAGCTGTATCTTCTTCACTGGTGTACTTCCATTCAATGCCTGTGCTACCGGTACGGAAAACAGGAGTATCACCGGCAGTACCTTTCAGATCGGACAAAGCAACAAGATTCTGCCAATTACCGTCTGTATAACGCCATTGGATATAGGTTTTATCCTGATTTACCTGCAAGAATACTTCACGTCCATCTACCCCCTTCAAGACAGACAGAGCAACACGTACAAGCTTATATGTGCTACCCAATACCTGAAAGGCGGGAAGAGAGGACACACCGGTAAGCGAACTTACCTCTTCGTACTGCCCCGGATCTTTCGCCGTAGACGCAATCAAATCCTCCACCGCTGCCGCAATCTTCTGCAAGTCTTCCGGCGTGATCGTTGTCCCGTCTGATAATATGATATCTCCTGCTGCCATAGGTGTTAATCTATTTTATTCCTCTGTTCAAAAATTGATTTTGCATCCGCCAATGCCGCTGTATATATAGCCTCGCTATCAGCATCCGGTATAGACTTGTCAAATGATATATTCTTGGTCCCGTCTGCATTGATGATTATGTAGCCGAAACGAACATCTGCCTTCTTGACTGTACCCGTTACCGACTTTACGTTTTCCCCTTCATCCTGTGTGATATTGTACTGTACTTCGTAACCTGCCACATTGTTCAGGTATGTGCTCTTGACCACTGATGATACTTGTTCGAGTGCCATAACTTATTCCTCCTTATCTTTAGTTTCTGTTTCGACTTCTGTTGCTGAACGCACAATGCTGTCTAATACAAATCTTTTGAAGCCCGGCTTGATGAGTTTCATCATTTCGTCAAATTCTTCATCAGGGATTTTGATATCCCCTTCTGAATAATAAATATTGCGTGCCAATTCACTCATTGGGACACTCTCCGATGCACGGTGCAGAGCGTTCCCAATCTCCTTTCGAAGATCATGATTTTGGTACTGATCAATTCCAACTTCTACATTTAACTCTTTGAAATTTACTTGTTTCATATTAATTTATTTTTTTATGAGTTTCTATTTATTATATACCAATTCTTATTGAAATACATCAAAATAGCGGAATCACCTTTACCCATCCAGAAACCAGTATTGCTTCCAGACGCTTCATTTATAGTATCTCCATTTTCATTTATGATATTATTATTTGTTCCTCCTTTAGCTGCAACATATATTCTCCCTGTAGCCCATTTTGTCACCAATAAAATGATAATAATGGCAGAGTTCTCAACAACTGCACGTCCTGAATTAAAATAGCCAAATTCAGATTTTATTGCGCTATCACTCGGCAGATTGACTGTTATATCTGATGTAGGTTGATATATATAAGTCCTTTGATTTCGCAAATTCTTAGCCGATGAAAAACTGCTATCGCTTGGAGCAATATTAGGTCCAGTAAACACATCCTCTATGATCCCGAAATTTCCTTTGACACGAAGTCCTCCGTCACAATCTACAGCAATAGGCTTAACATCTGTGCTAGCATCCCCAGAAGCAGATACCGAAAGCCCATATGTCGTTCCACCAGAACTGGCCTTATTATGGTTCTTTATAATAGCCGTGCAAGTAAACGAACCTCCAGTCGACGAAGGAGCTAAATTGCGCCCAAAAGCAATACGAGTATTCTCCCCTATCATATCTATATATCCAACATCTTCTCCCGGACTTGCATTGCATTTAAACCAGCCATATTCAGTTATGGTAAACGATCCAATTTGAGTTGCACCTTTAAGATTTATCTTGGATGCTTCAAGTGTAATACTTTCAGGAGATTGATTTATAGATGATATAATATTATCTTTCCTGGCATATAAATTATTACCATAAGCGGTCGTCATTATTCCGGATTCTTCCGTAGGATTACCGTCGGCATCAAAATTAGCAACGACAACCCGCCATTTATCTTTATTTTGCAAGACAAAAGATGCAGCCGATACAGCATTGTCGTTAACCGTTTCCCATGACTGCGTTCCGTTTACACCGATATACCGCTTTGTTATTTTTGTCGACGGATTATACCACAATGCTCCTACGTGTTTAAATTCCTGACCTGATGGCCAAGATTGCCAAGGATCATTTGTTTGGGAATATTGTTCCTGTGAATACAAACCGCATTCAAAAGCTTTATTTGCTAAATCTGCTGCATCTTTTATGCCTTGAGTATTTGTTCCTACGGCCGAAGATATCTGATCATACTCCACGGACAGGTTTGCAACCGATGTTTCAAGTGTTTTTAAATCATTTTTCGATGCAAACAGAGAAACTGCATCCGCCTGTGTGATCCACCCGGCACTTTCTATCGTATTGTTGATATTATCCACCTTTGTAGATATACCGGACATCTGTTCTGCGGTAATCTGCAACTGACTGTCAAAGTGCACATAGATTTCTCCTGTCTCATTATCTACATAATCTTTTGTCGCCAACAGCTTGATGTATTCGTCTGTCTGGTCGATCTGTGTCTGCAACTTGACAATAGCATCCGCAATCTCATCAGAAAACAGCCCTACACCATAAATAAGTATCTCACCGGTGAATCTCAGTTCAAAATCACCTTTCCCGTTCCATTTCCCGACCTTAGACAGCTTTTGATAGCTGTCGCTTTCCGGTAGCTGTTCTTCATGATACAACTCGGTTCCCGGGACACCGAAACCGCAAGAACCGGGACGGAGCACCTTATAGAACAAAGAGAAAGAATACGTTTTTTCTTCTTCTTCCGTGTGATCCGGGATATTCATTATAGCATTCTGCTGAAGGATATACGTGTTCCTTATTCGCAGAACGTTTTGACCGTTGTCATTATAAATATCGGCAACTTGATCCTTTTCTACATAGAAGCTACCGTCCAGCCAAAGATATTCTCCACCTACGTTGATAAAGTGAACGTTATTTGCGGCTGTCCAATAGTTTGTATTCTGGCTGAAAGAAGAGTTTACAAGGATGTTACCACCTTCTGCGGATATGTCGTTACGGATACTATCAATAAGGCTTTCAAACTTGCCGTTCATGGCAATAAAGGTCTGCTCAATGGTATCTCCGTTTTGTAAAACAATAGTTGAATTTTCAAAAAAAGCTCCACGGGCATATAAACCTACTTGCTCGGTCAATTGTATGCCATTCTTTGTCCTCACGCCAGCACAATTTCCCAAACGAGCTAAAAGGCTATCGTTTGGATTCGTTTTCATGCCATATATGGCACTTATATGAGGAGTTCCAAGTTCATCTATAGTTGTTATTTTGACTATACCTTTCCTTGTTGAATCCGTAGCGGAGTCTACACGAGTCAAAACATCTCCTTCTGCGATTTGGGACAGATTTCCAACAAAATTTTTAAATGTAATCCAATCCAATCTATCTTCTCCATCGGCAAGCGATCCAATACCAACTTCTTCTACTTGAAGTTCATACTGTTTCGTAATATAATAGTTATTGTCAGAGGAAGGTATTCCGTTATAACGTTGTACTTCCAATAAGTCACCCGGCCTAAAAGGATTGTATAAAATACCAAGTTCTGTGTCTAAATAAAGACGTCTGGCTGCCGAATCATAATAGGCAACCTTCATTTGGCCGGAAAATATAACATTATCATTCTCGCCTCTCAATTGAGATATGATCATCTCATAGAAACGAGCACTTTTTCTGGCTACAATATCATCTATTTCAAGGCGATATCTGGTTTCTTTTACTCCTGCGGAATTAGTTATCGTATAAGGGGATAAATCCCATCCTGTACCTTCGGGGAAACCAGATATAAAAGAAGGAGAACCCATACGCCCCCCCACATAGATATCACTCCTCACACGAAGCGAGTCCAATATGGCAGCACCTGTACTCTGGATCTCCCAGCCTTTACCTTCCCAGCCATCTATGAAAATGGAAGAGCCGATCTTCTTGTCAAAAAGTATATTCCCGTGGGCGGTATCATCGATATCTTTGCGAAGATATCGCTCATCAAGATAAGTCGCCAGCCTTGCACTTTCTACAGATGTTACATGTCCAAAATCATCAACACCGATATTTTGGACAAATAAATCGTCAAAATTAGATGTTGAAACTGCTGAAGATGTATTTTCATGCGAAACCGTGAAAATAACAGTTTCGCCAATCAAATCTTTTTTTACATCAATGCCTCTTCCTTCTTTTACGTCTACATCTACATTTACAATTCCTCCACCTCCTGAAGCCGTACCACCTCCTATTCGCTTGGGTAAATTATCACTACCCAAACAAAACAAAGCAGGATCATCTTTATTATCATTGAGATATAATTCACCTCTTACAAGACCATTCAAATCCCAATCCTCAGAACCGTCATTGGTGGCAATAGGGGGAGCAGCAGCAACAGTTTTCCCTTCACTGTCTACCGTAGTATCTGACCCGTACCATATTCGTTTTGTTAACTTTTTTATACTCATAGCGAATCAAGATGTGATTGGTTAACAAAACTTCCTTCGTTTCCGTCAAAGACTAAAACTTGACCGTCTTTAGCATTAGAAACGTTTAAACTGACTTCTCCAACAATACCAGATCCATCTGGATATTCGGTAAAACCATTGTAAGAAACATTTTCGGAGCATTCCACCGTTAAAGTATAATTGAACTGTGGATATCTCTCGGCAATAACCTGTTGTTCCGGTACGCTTGATTCACTTCTGGTATAAGACACTCCATCAATCTTCACAGAAGACAAGCAAAAGATATTGTTTAAAAGCCGGGCCATTTCAAAAGGGACACCTTCATTATCACCAATCGTAAGTGTCCTTTTTTCATAGGGAACAGAATATAGATTGATAGGTTCTTGCTTTTGAGTTCTGAATTGTTCACTTTCAACAGCTAATTGCCGGCTATCAGATTTAAATCCTCCTTCTACACGTGTTTTAAATACACGTTTATTCCCTGATATATCAAATACAGCCCCAAATGCTTGTTGATTATCTGCATTTGTATATTCTATTTGCATTGTAAATGGAGTATATGATGAACTATGTACACAGAAAGGCAAACTAACAGATATCTCTCCCTGATCATTTGTTATTCTGACTTGATAGGTCCCATTATTTGAAGGATTTATCGTAAATTCATACAACGTGTTGTAATCGTTAATCTCGTATTTTTGTGGAGATATTTGATATGAAGTCCCATTATATAAATCAACAAGTAACATGGTAAATGTCTTGTTTGGAACATCTACGATCTGTATAAGGATAGGCATATCCTCCCTTTCAAACTTCTGAACATAATCGATCGAATGTTCAAAGCCTGTACTTTCAACGTCAAATATCAAAGGAGATACACTGCTTATTTTTATCATACGCTTATACAAACAAAAAGAGCCGTATACGCAGCGTTAACTACGTATACGGCTCTTAGGCTCTATGCTTGCAAATGTAGCAATTATTCAGAATAAAGACAACATTAATCGATATTTTTACATATCAAAGTATATTCCGTTGTCTGTCTCTTACCAAGAAACTCTGTTATATCGGAAACATAACCGGTATACTTTTTGCCGTTATAATTAAAAGATATAAGACCATCATATAAAACAGGAAATGGCGACAGCCCTATCGTTTCAACTTTAAGAGTTTCAACTCTAAAATAACGACTGTCTAATACAACGGGGGACTTTTCACTTTCCCGCCATAAAACCGCATCAGCATTCCCTTCAGAAGCAGTAAACTCAAGTCTGCTTGTACAAGATGATAATATATCCTTATTTGCAAGCAACATCCTTCTTGGAGAATATGCAATATTAAATACCGAAGAAGGAAATAATACTCCGGAAGGCCGATCTCCTTGCCTGTTTAATTTTAACTTTATCGAAGATGTAGAAGGATCCAAAACAGAAACAGCATCAACAAAAAACAAATCATTATCCGAACTACCATCCTTTGTTTCTTCATCTCTTTTTTGCGCCAAGAACTCTATTCCATAACAATCAGCACGATAAGGGCTAATAAGTTTGTATATGTTATCGTTGATTGAAATACCGGTCGAAAAGCTGTTCTTTACATGAAATTCGTCACGACCGTTTATTTCATCATAATCTTTCTTCTCATAGCCCACATCTACCCCGGAGCGTATCAAGGAGTTGTCAATTGAGATATCAAGCCCGTTCACATGCTCAAGTTCTTTCACCGTCTCTGGATCATATAATTCAGTCAAATGACAAAATATAACCTTCTTGCCTTCTATCTTGTAGTAATATCCAAGACATGCTTTTGCCCATTCTGAAAATTTACTGAAAGAGGTATGGACTTTTGCATTCTTGATATCTCTGATACTTTCCGCTGCTATCATATATGGTATCGTAATATCACCTTCCTTTACTTCTCCGGTCATATCGGTAAGACCCATATTGGACAGTATGGAGGTGAGTAATTTATTAGGGGTGAAAACATCGAAATTAACAGGCTCGTTTCTACCTTTATAAGATACGCTAATTTCTTTTACATTCGAAACCGTCATTATAACATCTCCCTCCCAAAGGGCATAACTATCACCCTGACCTATCCACATTATAATTCTATCCCCCTCCTTTAAGTCAACATCATATGCCTTATCTATGCTGATTTTACTCTTAAAAGGTATGGATATAGAATCTATTATTACAGGTGTAGGTTTGTCTCCGTCTTTCACCCTTGCATATTTGGCGATTTCCAATCGCAATTTACTTGCATTCCCATTTGTAATTGTAGCATATACATCAAAACTCATTCGATATTGTATGCTTATGCGAGTTAACGCCTTAATCATATACCCAGAATAAAAATTAGCATTGTCTGGAGCTGTTATATTAACGTCCCCAACATCAATTTTGTTTTTAACGGGAAAATTAGTTGTAGTATATCCAACCGGAAAATTATATTCTCCTAAGATAAAATTGGAAGGCAAACTTATTTTATAAATACCTTCATCAGTCTGTTCTTCGGTCGGTATCACAACAAAATCCGCTTTGTTGTTCAGCTCCATGCGATCATAATACAGCTCATCCGACTTGAGACTTGAAACAGGGATATCATACACCTGTGACTTGTTAGCATTGATTATAGCCTCCGCACTGTTATCTATAGCCTTTATGGATATAGTGTTGCCGTTATTTTGATATGAAGAAAAATCAAGATTACACCGGATCTTCTCATTATATGTCCAAGAATTATTCAATACCCCAATGACTATCACAGCAGAAGCATTCAGATAGTTTGTCAAGAACTCGTTCTCCAAGAGCATATAAGAATCACCGGCAAACTCAAATGAATCGCCAAACGTCCTATATACACCCCCAAAGTCTTTTCTCTTTATCGATATTTCAACATCTTCCCAATTAACTAAATCGTTGGTGGCTTCGTATTTCTTTCCGCCTATTAATAACTGTACACGTATCATATCAATTCAATTTTGAGTTTTTATACGAGTTGTATTCTGTTCTACGTTGCCCTTTAGATATGATCCTGCCCAAAGAACGAATCTCTTTTTTTAGGTCGTTGTTCGTCTTATTGCTTGCTTGAATAATGCCTTCTGCATTAAAGTGGTTCACTATCTGCACCCGTTCCCCGGCTTTGTTATGAGTCAACCAATAACTGTTATCCATAAAACGGGAATAAAACTCAGGATCGTTAATGTCTGGCAAAACTTCTGCCCCTTTAGGTATAGGCATCAATGTCGGCGTGTCAGGAGTAATGTACGCTTTACCTCCAGATATAACAGCTTCATGTTTACCGGCATCACCAACAATAGCCAAACCTCCGGGATGATAATCAGTACCCTTTGCATATTTGGGGATAGGCTGGGCTATAATGGTAGCAAGCTGAATAGCACCCGTTGCAGCAACAAGCGCAGCCATAGGGCCTGCAAATATTCCAAGTTGTTTATATACGGTCATTATAGCTTGCGCAGTGGATGCTATAGTTTGAGCAATATCTATTGTTTTCTGAAATCGTGCCTGTCTTGTTTGCAAATCAGCCTTTTTCTTTTCAAGTTCGGCGTTTCTTGCAGACGATTGTTCCTCTGCTACGCGCTTACGGGCTTCTGCTTCCTCTTTTGTAATAACATCTTTTTCGGCCAAAGCATCAATTTCTTCAACCTTCTTATCATAAGCCTCTTGATTAGCGTCAATCTCAGCTTCTATTTCTTGTATTCTACGGTCAAACATAGAAGATCCTATTTCTGCTATGGCATTTACAGCTTCTTGAATCAACTTCTTTTTTGCTTCCTCTACCTTTTGCCTTTCTTTTAGTTCTTTTTCTGCATCTGCATTTATTTTATCAGTGGTTTCTTTTGATAGCTGGACCCTTAATTGGGCTATTTTTTTCTCCATTTCCAAGCGTTCGTCTCCAGAAAACAGGTACAAACTCTTCTCTAGCAGATCAATTTCCTGTTGCAGGGCTTGAACTGCATATTGATATTGCAAATCTGCTTTCTTCTTTTCGTAGGCTTCTTTCTTGATTATTCCTTTAGAATATTGCTGTTCAAGCATAGATAATTCTTTGTTCAAGAAAATCTGCTGATCTGACAATTCTAACTCGTTTTGAGATTGCTGACGGGAGAGTTGTACTTTACCAAATTCCATATAAGCATCTTCTATAAGTTTTAAGTACTTATTCTCTATCGCCAATTTGCTTGCTTCTGTCTTTTTTGCCTCTTTCAATTCCGCCTCTTTTTGGAGTTCAAGAATGTCCAGCCGTGCATCAAGCTCTTGCAAACTACCCTTTTTAGCATAGGAAATTCGATTATGCGCATCAATCATTGCACGTTTGGCCTCGTATTCTTCCCTAAAATCGGACAATTCTTTGTCTCTCATGGCCTCTATTGCGGCAATCTGCTCATTGACACGGACTCCTTTTGTCTTTACATCATCTATTTTCTTTTGATATTGGGCATTACGAGTCGCAACTTCTTTTTTATAGCCTTCATCCATTAATTTTATACGGGCTTCCTGGATTGTCCGTTCGGCTTCCATTTCGAGTTTCATTCTTCGTTCAGCTTCACGTTTTGCTCGTTCTTCCTCACGTTTTGCCTTTTCTTTATCCGAGTATTTGTCAATACCGGCATCTTCAAGTGTTTTATTTTCTTCTTTTAGCGCTTCTGACATCGCATTTATATAGATGGAAGCCGCCGTTTTTGCCGCCTTAGCTTGCCCTCTTATTCCTTCTGCCGCTTTTTCTGCATTATCCTTTGCTGTTATTGTTGAGTCATTATAAAGAACCAATTGTCCATTTAATGCAGACATGGATGATGCTGTTGCAATAATCGTTTTATTAGGATTGGTCGTATTGAGCTTATCCAACCAGGTAGGATTATTTTTTCTTATCTCTGCTTCTGCTTCTAATTCTAACGCTTCTGCATATTTCTCTGCTGCTAATTTTGATGCAGCTGTATATTTCGCTCTTTGCTCAAGCGCCTTCAGAAATGCGTCAGTATTATTAACTAAAAAATTCTCTGCCTCATTCACATTAGAAATAGAAACATCCAATTTTTTAAACTCAGACTCATTGTCAATGATAAATTGCTTCTTCTTATCAAGATTATCTCCCAGACTATTCCATTCATCCTGTAGCTTCTTAATGGAAACAACATTCTGTCCATAGGTGGATGCTGAATTTTTCAACTCATCGAAAAACTTACCACTTGTTGAATTAAGGTCTTCCAATGCATCAGATGCAGCCTTTGAAGCATCCTTGCTTTTAAATAGATTAGCAGCAAAATCAAATATTTTATCTCCATATACAGTCAGCAGCGTAACACCTACAGACAACAATGTTTGCCATGAAACCAAACTCCCAGCGACCTGCCTCCATACCGGCACTGCTTTTTGACCGCTTTTTGTTAATTCGACATTCTCACGTCGTATCCTGGCTATTTCATCAGCTAGAATAGGCAAGTTATTGCTGATCGCAAGCAATCCTGTCTGCATAGATACTGCAAATGCAGGCATTTCTCGACTTAACTGGTTGATTGCATTTCCTAATCCATCCCAATGAGAAGCATAGTTACCTACATTTCGGCCATATACCCCCATTTTAGCATCTTGCTCTTTCAATAGTTTATCCAATTTCTGGATATTCTCAAGCACTTTGGGGTTAACTGCATCTATACCACCAACTTGAGTTCTGGAATAAGCCTTCAATTGACTTAATATGCGAGCTTGCTCTTTGTAAGAAAGATTTGCTGTGTCAAGTTTTAAAATTAGGTTTTCAACCTGATCAGAAGTCAACTGCACATTTTGAGCATGTAATTTATCCGCCTTAGATGCTGCCATTGTTGCTCGTTCTTCAGCCAGTTTAGCCCTACTTAGATCTTCTGAAGTTTTCTTTCTAATCTTTTCTGTAGCAGCAAGTTCTCTTGATACTTTCGACTGCTCTTTTTCCAATTTGGCTTTTTCCTTAGCTATACGTGCCGCCTCTTGATCGGCTTTGATCTGGGCCATTACTTCGTTAACCCCTTCCTGTATTACCTTGTTCTTCTCTTGACGTAATCGATTAATTTCAGTTTCAGCTTTCTGTATCTCTTTTAGGGAAGCCATGTACTGATTATTCTTTTCAATCAACTCGGACATGTTTTTAGGCTCAAAAGACAACCCCTTAGCCATATTTCTTGCCGCAATCAAATACGAATCGTTTGCCTTCCCTATTAAATCATCGAGTTTTTCAAGCTGTCTAAAAGCCTCTTTTCCAACGATTGTCGTTATTTTTGTTTCATTTGCCATATTTTTTAACCTCCTCTATTTCGTTCAACATTAATCTAATAAGGTTTGCATATTCTGACGCAGTATATGTCTTGTCATCTATCCGCATTTTGAAATGAGCCGATAAAATCATTCGCTCTTTAGTAAAATCTACTTTTCTATTGATTTGACTGGTACTATCAAGCTGCTCTTGAGTCATTTTCAATCTTAACCGAATATAAGCCAATGAGGATTCTATTTTATTTATCAATTTCTCCGCATCCGCAACTGTTTCAATATTCACATTTTTTATGTCAACAATAGTGAGCAAATCGGAGATCTTATCTATTTCACCTAGTTTTATAAAATTTAATATAGCTGATATAATGGATATTTTAGTATAATAATTTATGATCAAAGAACGTTTAGAAACTGCGAATTGTAGATTTTTATTTTCTATAATTTGGTTATATTCATCCATGATTCTACTGAAAATCAAACGCAACTCTTTGTCCGAAGACCTCCCGGAAATTATCAACGCTTTCAAGTTCCCATTGTATGCCTCTATGAACCTACAGAGAGGTATCTCATCGCATTTCGTGTATAACTTTGCCATATCAAAATTCAAGTTAAAAAATATTCATGCCTATCTTCACAGACCAGCATGATCTATATGAAGACTTATCAAAAAATGTTTTATACCGTTAGTACTTTTGGCTCCCAGTTTTTACGATACAGCTTTCTTAGATATGATATCAACTGTTCATAGGTTGATATAAATCCTTCTTCTATCAAGCCAGCAATTTTCTTTTCTAATTGCCATAACTCACGCAACCTTGCTTCATCTCCATGCTTATTCCGTAACATCTTTTCGTGGGAGTTAAAAATGATCCAGTTTAACGCCTCTCCTATTTTTTGCATTGCTTTCGGCATGAAATGGCTTGGGACAATTTTCATAACAGCGGACGAAAGTTCTTTGTATGCATCTCCCGCGTCATTACGATATCGGATCATCTCGTCATAAACAAAACGTAGTACTTTCACCTCAAATGTTGGATTGATCCACATGGCAAACTTGATGAACAAGAGAGGATTCATCCAAACTTTATCAGGAGTTTTGCCATCTTTAGTGTTTCTCCCTTTTGTCTTTATAAGCAATTGATTTTCACCAATGTCGGTTTTTAACCTATGGCTTTCATCCACAGATAGGGCCTTTAAAAACTCTTTCGTTTTAGGGCTATCTATAAATTCGGACATACGTCTTCTTGGATTTTCATCTACATTATTCCATTGACGAAGTAATTCGCCTCCGTCAAAATATCCATCACTTGTTCGTTGAATCACTGAAAAATTATCAATGTAGCGTACCATCTCCTGATTTGTCTTCATCTCTTTTTCATTTTAAATTAAACAAAAAGAGCCATACCCCGCAGGATATGACTCTTGCCGGGTATGGCTCTTAGGCTCTAAATCTTTTGTTATACTGTTACAAACATAGCCAAATTGCACGGAATAGCCAAATCGATCTATGAGTTATTTAAACCCCATTATTGCTTTATCGGCTGCGCATGCGCCGGCACATCCTTTAAATCGTACGGTCCCGGTGTCATAGCCTGTATGCAGAGGTACAATACTCCGTCCTGCGTGTAGTACTTGTTAAATTCAAGTGCCATATTTTGCTTATATGGAATAGGATCTTCTATCGTGCCGGAATGTTCTTCTGCGTCTACTATTTTCCACAGGCTTAGGGTAGCTGTGCTAGGCTTCCAGTTCTCTTGTGTGAGATGGTCTTTAACACATTCCCAAAGGACATCTTCAACTCGGTATCGTTCACCGGTTTTGACGTTTATTCCGGTTTCCCATTCGGGGTATCGATCTTTGACCTGTAAGGCTTCCGACGGGGAAAGGTCATATGTATTTATCTCTTCTGTAGCTTCTTTATCCAGTTCGTCCAAAGCCAATAATCTGCTGAACTGCCTATTGATTACGGGTTGTTCTCCTTCTGGATAAGTCCATTCTTCACTATTCAGTAGTTCGACAAAAGACGGATCGCTAAAACTATAGCGAGGAAAATCTTCATCATCGAAGGGTGCAAGGTATTCCTCATGCAAGATCACCTTGCTTTGGTCTACACTCGTCCTCATTTCCGGTAGGACTTCTATTCCGTGGGACTTGCACCACACGATGTCTACAATTGCGTATTTCATGTCATTTTGCTTTTAATGTTTGTAAATAATTATATGCTTTTATACAATCTTCCTTGGAAAGGACTGTAGGATAAATCGCTAAGTTTTTGAAAGCAATTTTAGTATAACTGTTACCTGAATATCCTATAGTTAGGATATTTTTACTGGTAGATTCCGTTTCTTCATTATAAATAGATTCTTTCCAGTCTTTTGAATAAATCCTGCCATCAGAACAAATTGCATTAACGGTATTTTGATCGGGAATCAAAATATTTCTACCATTTTTTATGTTAATAAGTATTGGATTATAATTATAAATGACTATACTATTAAATTTTACAATACCAGCATTGACATTTTTCCCTGTATTTATAAGCTCCCAATCTCCTATTACAGTCCAATCATTACCCATTTCAAATGTAGACGAAGTTATCTTATCATCCACCCCATCAGTAATGAGGTATCCTTCGTATTCGGGGATTTGCTTAACTAAAACATCTACTTCTTGTGAAGAATTATACCATATACCATTTATCGAAGTTGCAGCATACTGTTTTTGGAAAGTATATATACCATCCTTGATTATTTTAATATAATCACCACTTTTATTTGCATTTCCAACTATACAGCTATCCCCTTCTTTCATACCTGTGATACGTATCTTCCAGACAGCAGAATTAGATGTATTTGATAAAACCAAAACATTACCTTTGTCCCCAATTCCGATTATTCTAAACGAATCTTTTTTTACATCTGTGGGCTTAACTACATTATCTCTAAGCTTAAATGAGTTGAAATTATATGCATACAACCCATACCCACTCCCTTCTGCAAACCCAAAATTAGACAGTACAAGATCATTACCATTGCTCGTAATGTTGGCAATAGTAGCACGATCTTCGTCCTCGTTGGTTTTGCCGGTGACAGTCCATGCCTGGTCGGGGAAGAGCCAGGGATAGGTTTTAACGAAGTAGTCTTTGATCTTGGTCAGTTCTTCTTCGGTGGCATCGTGGTCGAGAAATACAAGTTCCCAAATAGCAGCGTTAATACAAATTCCTACATTTCTTGTAGCTAATTTTCCAACATATAGCACATCTGTTCCTGTAAAATTACCAGTTATAATCGAAACACCATTATAACTTTTAGATGTCTGATAAGTAAGGATGTGTGGTAAATCCTTTTCACTCCCTATTGCTCCAAAAGACATCGGACTATTAAAATAATCGGCATTTACATTACGATATTCTAACAAGAAGGCACCATCATTGAGCCAATCCTTTACATTAGATACTAATCCTAATGCTCTTTCTCCCCTTGTAATCCACTGTCTCAACGCCACAACCGTATATCCCTTTTCTTTAGTCAGAATAGGGAAGTTCTCACAGACACCATAATCATCCACTCCGTCAAAGACGAGTGCGCCGGGGTAAATATCACTAATACCCGATCCTTCCTTCCAAGCGAAATTTTTGAAGGATAGGAACCTACCTTTATGGTCCGCATCCTCAATCCTCGGATCGTCCATAGCCGCCATCATCTCGTTCGTCAGGCCGCCGAAATGCCAACGAGTGACATCGCCCGGAAGTTGCGGGAAGCCGTCTCCGGAACCGCCACCACCGGAACCCTTCCGCAGCTTTCCACCATAGAAACCTCGGAGCCTAATCGTGTTTAGCTTCAACTCTCTTGTTTCTAAAGTCTTTAAAATAAAATTACTCATAAGTATACTGACATTTTATAACAGGAGTGTCACTTTCAATGATAATGGTCATTCCAGGACTCACATCGGGTACTTTTGCCTCAAAGTTAGGAAGAGTCCAATTTATAACTCCAAAAGCAACAGGATCAGATCCTGTTATTGTTTCAAAGAACGACAACCGACCAGACGCTTGTCGTTTAATATGTATTCTAAAATCACCTGTTGGCTGGAAAGATGTTTTATAAACTCCATTCTGAAGTGAAAAAGTTAAATCATTAAGTTCCATTTTGATCGTTATAAATAATGTACATATTCTACTATATCTCCGTTAGTTCCAATTGCATCAATTGGTTCAAAAGTGTACGTATCATCATGTTTACGAATAATAACATAGATACGATGATCCATTCTGGCGGCTTTACTTGCCAATCTTCTCATATTTTCTCGGTTGGCCATAGCCTTATTTTGAGACGAACAGTTACAAGGAGCTTTCGCATTCATTTGAATCCATATTTTTTTAGTAAATTTTCAATCGCTGGTTTTATACGATTATCCAGCAAATACTTTTTTGCTTTTCTCGTCAATCCTAAATGCGATGGACCATATTTTTCTTCAAGCGCATTATCTCCAGCATAAAAACCGATAGATCTGGTTACAATCTTCCCTCCGTCTTTCCCATCCACAACAACAGGGGTAATACTTCTATGATACTCTCCTGTTATTATGAGGTTAGGTGTATTCCTATTTCGGGGAGGAAACTTTAAAATATTGGACGTTTCAGGCGGCGTGACACGTTCTTTCATATCTCTCCACCATACCGCCTTTTTTCTCGCTGCTTTTTCCGTCTTTGTCGTTTCCCGGAAGTAAGGGTCTTGAAGATATGTAGGCCTTATCTGTTTTCTGTTTTCATCAAGTCCGGCCATTAGTTGGTCGGTGATCAAATCATGAATCAGATCCTCACTTTCACGAAGGCTATTTGTAACCTCTGGCATGAAATTATTTTTCAACATCCTTACGGCATTTGAAACTCCCGCTATAGTACCCATATTAAAACACAGAGGGGCCTAATAAAGCCCCTCGTTTGCAACTGATTTACCTTTTATAATGCTATAAACATCCGTTAGAATTTTTCTTCTATCTTCGATATTACGATCTAAAAAACAAGATTTTTCATGGGCTTCCAAAAATTGTTTTTTTGTCATTTTAGAACATAAATCCCGATTAAAAGAAACTCCATTCATTACGACTTCCATTGCTCAATACCTTTAATACCAGCAGTAAGCAGCTGCTCTGGGCTTAACAATGCAGGTGTACTTTCACTTGTTAGACTCAATGTCCCATCAGCAGAATTGTATTGGGCTGCACTGACACTATCTCCCCATACACCTTCTGTTTTTCCAAGTAATGCTCCATAGGCCGTTGTTAAATCATATTTGCCATAATGTTCAACCACCTTGTAATTAGATCCACTATCTCCCACTTTTACGACATCTACCCAAACAAGGCCTTTGGCTTTTTCAACCAAATCAGTCTCACCTTGCAGAGATTTGGTTTCCATCCAAGCCTTTTCTACATCATCATACACCAGGCTAACCGCCATAGATGCATTATCTCCACTCGTTTTAAATCGTTGTACTGATGAAGGATAAATAGAAGACATCAGATAGCCTTTAATAGTAGTATCTGTGTCATACTGACCATAAACAACGTTATTTTTATCCACAAATAAAGCTCTCATTCTTTCGTTTTTAAACTTCATTAAATTCGCCAACAGTCCTTCATCGTAATTTTCAAGCGTCCAGGCTTCAACAAGCTCCGAGTAAGAAGTAATTTGAGAAGGACCATATCCTTGTTTAGACGTTTGGGCCTCACCACCACTTGGTGCATATTCCGCGATAGGTCCTATAGGATAGATACGCCCCGGACGGTTCGCATGAATCATTTCTTCTATTTTTTCTTCCAGTTCATCATCTTTTATCACCATATCTTCCGGTGTCAGAATGATCACTTTTACATAATCCGGAACAAACGGACATTTGCTTGATCCCGTATTAAATATCTCGCTTCCGCAATCTCTGTACTTTTTCATTTTTATCTACAATTAGGTTTCTTTACTTTTATCTCCAAATCCAATATATCTATTCCGTCAAATAAATCCGCAAAAGGCTTTTTCCCGTCAGAACCATAAACCCCTCGACTGCCATACCTCATATTATCCACATACCGGTGCGGCACGACATTTTTAGATCCAAAATCAAACCTTTGGTCTTTGGCTAATTCTAAAATAAAATGTTCGTAAACAGGATGTAGGATTTCTTTGTAAGAAATAGCAAGCCTCTGATCATTGGTATAATCAGATAACGTGCGAGTAGCTATCATCAGGTCAATATTTGCTTTACAATATAGATCGGGATCGCCTTTATCTTCTTCAAATGGGGTAAAAAGAGCAAGAAGTGGCCATTTGCCCGATTCAGTGATAGGGGATTTGCTTAATATCTCCATTTCCCGTGCTATTTGCGCCCATTCCCCAAATAGGAAATTTATTTCTATCCCAACACTTATAGAAGTATTACGGCTAATATCCTTGAATATATCTACGATATTTATCATATCCCCATCTTATTCATAAATTCCAGTAAATGCTCATCAAAAAAATATCCGCCATAATCATCTCTATGATCATATAGATAATCAGATATATACCTATTCATATAGGCCATCTGATTCCATGCGTTTATCATTTTGATATTACATGGCGAAATTTTATTGGAAGAGCTTTCCTCGACATTGCCAATAGGCGTAGCCTGTGTTTGATTTTTTCTCAGATAGAAGAAGAATACATAGTAGGCAACCGGAGATACCTTCCGATTACCTACCTGTTCGACCAACATGTTTTTTAGATTATCCCATTTTTCTTCGCCTTCTCCACTTTCGATATACCCAACAAACTTTTTTGCATTATCATAACCTAATATTTTATGATAAAATTCAAGTTCATATTGAGCAATCAAGGACTTAAGTTCGTAATTGGAAGCCTCATTAGTCTTTGATGGCACGCCAGTATACGAAATCACTCCTTCTATATGAAGTTCACCTGTGAAAAATGTCTCATCTATAAGCATGATTTACTGTTTTTTATTTTTTGATTTGATCAAGCCGCTCATGCCATATTTTGTAATAGCCTCTTCTATTTCAGGAGTAGAGGCTATTTTACCCTCATTTATAAACATGATTGCGACAGGAAGAGAAACATAATCCTTATCTCCGATTTCATGATGTTTAGCCTTAATATAGGTAACTTCATATACATCCGAAGGTTCAAACCTGTAACTCTTTGCATCATTTTTATTTACTTTTCCTCTTTTCATTATATTAACCTCCTATTTCTTTAGATGAATCAATAGCTTCTTTGATAGTGGCATAAGAACCCTTGACGAATGCAGTCTTGTAATTCGACTTAATATAAGCCAACAATCTTTTTTCGCCGATCATTGTCACTTGGTTCTTCTGGAAATCGTCATTGACCCAACCGAACGTAATAGATAATCCTACATAGTCACGGATGTTCAGATATCTAAAATCGCCCAATACAAATTCACCTTCCGTGATGGAAGTGGATGGCCGGATCTGGACTCCCGAAATAAGAGATCCATCCTGTAATGTAAAAGGCGGGAAGAGATACTGGCCATTAGCATCTTTTGTCAGCTTCATATTCGCCAAATCAATAGGATTAACGCGGAC